AGCTCGGCCCCCGTCCTTAATCAGGCTTTTATCAATGAAACGCCCCAGTTTATAGACCGTACGCTTGCGGTACCTTCTACTTCTGAGCCTCAATTTATCCTTGATATTCGTATAAATGAGTACGCGACTCGGTGCCTTCCTACTTACTCGGTGCCTTCTTTGCTCGATCACCACTAAGGAGGTAGTTTATGGCTTACTCGGTGTTGGACTGGTTTGCTGGCGGTGAGGATCCCCAAAATGGTACACAAGGCTCTTTCCTTAGTGGTCTTGGCAATTCGTTTACTGGAAATCTCGACTATAACCGGCAAAAAGAGCTTCAGCAAATGAGTCAAGTGTATTCTGCTCTTGAGGCTCAAAAAAATCGCGATTTTCAGGAGCGTTTATCGAACACGTCTTATCAACGTGCTGTCGCTGATTTAAAAGCGGCAGGTTTAAACCCCGCTCTTGCTTACAGCCAAGGCGGCTCGTCTGCGCCGTCGGGCTCTGCCGCTTCTTCCGGTACTCCTGCTGCGAATCATACCGACGGTTTGGGTGCGATTGCTTCGATAGTGACTTCTATCGCTTCTATCGCTCGCACTGCTGGCGGACAAACAAGCGGTTTGCAAGCTTCTCAGCATTCGCGTCCCGTTGTTGTGAACATTCGAAGATAGCTCACACTCACCTTATTCTTTTATAGAAAAAGACACTCATCGCTACCCTGGTGGTGTCTTTTTCCCTTATTTGGAGATATGCCGAAGGCATACTTGGCCTATGTGGTTCGGTACCGAGGAAGATAGCCCCACAAATAAAGCGAAGAGTTTAAGGTACTCCCCCCCCCCTACAAAAAAAGGTGCGATAGCACCGTCCACCGCTCGCACCCGCGCGCGCGGAAAAACCGCGTGCGTGCGTGTACGCGCGCGCGCGTACACACGCGTGCGCGGGTGCACAGGCGCGCGTCTTTACTTGATATAAATGCGCAAGGTGACACCACCAAAAAAACCTTGACAAAACCTTTTTTTTGTGCTATACTATGGTCACAAAGAAGAAAAGATGAGGTGATACTATGAACGGTTTAGATCAGCGTTATATTTGGGTAGTTACTAATGAGAGTTTTGAGAAGGCGTTGGAAATTTCTAAGGCGGCGAGAAATAGTCGAATAATCCCTTCTCCATTTTTTTTCGGTACATTAACTTTTAGCAGCGAGAAAGATTTGCAAGATTTTTTTTACGTGCATTTGAGTCGCTATTTTGACGCCTGGACTCATCGCTGTGCCCTTTGTTTTAGCTTCAGGGCTGCCAAATTGATGAGAGCGCATGAGTACGTTAAGCAGTATCTTCGTCCTTTTGAACAGAGATATATCCAAATGAGCATGGAAGGCGTTAAAAATGTGTCTGAATCCTAAAATTGCAGGACTTCAAGAGTCCTTCTCTGTTGATGGCGAGTTGGTTAAAAAAGCAACTTTTCGTATCGGTGATCAGGAGATAGTTAAGAGTATAAGAGTGCCTTGTAGGTCTTGTGTGGAGTGCGTAATTGGGTATTCGAATCAATGGGCTACTCGTGTCGCGGCAGAAGCTTTTTGTCACCGTGAAAATTGCTTTATTACGTTAACCTATAATGATGAGAATTTGCCAAAAGATAATCAGGTGGCAGTTCGTGAAGTCCAACTTTTTATCAAGCGTTTAAGAAAATTTCTCGGTAAAAAACGTATACGCTATTTCGCTTGTGGTGAGTATGGCGAAAAAGGCGGTCGCCCCCACTATCACGTTATCATATTCGGTCATTCTTTTTCCGATAGATATTTTTTAAAGTTTGATAATCGGAAAAATCCTATTTATCGATCGCCCTCTCTCGAAAAGCTTTGGACAAAAGGTTTCTCGTCTGTCGGTGAAGTAAATCGTGATTCTGCTCGTTATGCCGCTAAGTATATGCAGAAGTTTATGCCCGTTGGAGAACGTAAACCCGCCTTTACCCTTCAATCTCGTAAACCTGCGATCGGTTATGTTTACGCGATTAAACATTATGATGAGATTGTGAAAACCTGTGGTATTTATCAAGAGGGAAAAAAAAGAAGTTTGCCGCCTGTTTTTAAAAGGTGGTATAAACGTGAAGGGCTTAATATAGCCCCTATTGAGGACGCTATGGCGTTGAGGACTTTTCCCTCAACTCGTGAGGAAGATTTAGTCGCTCGTCGGCTGAATTTTGTAAATAAATTTGGATTTTGGCGAAAAAATCGCAAGGGAGAATTGATATCAGATGTCTATAACTTATAGGTTGCCGAATACTCGGCAAAAGTATGGCGTTCCACAAGATTTTGCCGCCTCTTATTTAGAGGATGAGTGGACTTGGGACGACGATTTACAGGCCCCTCGGATAACTGGTAAGATTGATACTTTCCAGGCTATTCAAAGTTCTGCCGATTGTGCTCTTGAAAAAGTGCTCGATCGCTTGTGCAACAATGACTACGATACTTTGGTTGCTTATGCTCAACAAAAAGAGCGTAATATATCTTCTGTATCAGATGATATAGCAGATATGACGGAGGATCTTTCGGATCTTACTAAGCTTGGCGAGCTTTATACTGTCGCCGAAAAATACCGTGAAGAATTTGGACTTTCTGATGAAATGTCTGTAAAAGATATTTTTGAAGAAGTAAAAAAACGGTCTTTGGCTTTGAAGGAAAACTTAAATAAATTAAAGGAGGCCCATTATGAGAAGAGTGTATCGTCGAGTTCGTTGGACACGGAGAAGCAAGAGGACATATCGCCGTCGTCGGAGATAAAAAAGGAGGTACCTAAAAATGATGAGGCGTTATAAGTTATCTCGTCGTTATAATCGGAATGAATTTAGGAGGACTGCTCGCCGTGTTCATAAAAAGAATTTGGCACGTCGTATTTCGCGCGGCGGTATTCGTTTGTAGAAAAATTTTAAAATGCGATTTGTGCGGGTCTGAAAATTGTCCTTTTTCTTCCCAAAATTTTAAAGGAGAAAAAAAATGATTTATTTTATTTATGTGATTTATGACCGAATTTCTGGCACCTATACGGAGCCCCATTTGGAGTATAATGACGGCTGTGCTCAACGGTGGTTTGAGAGCGTTTTAAATGGCTCCAAATTCCGTCACTCTGACTTTGATCTAATTCAGCTTGGCGAGTATAACGTGAATACGGGCGCTCTTGTCCCCCTTAAGCAAAAAGAAGTTATTATGGTAGGTGTCGATAATGGCTAATAATTATGTATTCAACACGGTTCCGACGATTAAACACTCGCGGAGTCGATTTGATCTTTCTCACAGTCATAAGACTGCAATAAATGCGGGCGACTTGGTCCCTTTTCTCATCCAGGAAGTTTACCCTGGCGATAGTTTTGACCTAGATTCGAAAGCGGTCGTTCGCGCCACTTCTGCTTTTTTAAAGCCCGTAATGGATGATTGCTTCTTAGATATGTTTTACTTTTTTGTTGCTAATCGTCTTGTCGATACCCGTTGGCAAGCGGTCATGGGTGAAAATACTCAATCTGCCTGGGCTCCTGCTGGTACGGCTCAGGCCCCTACTGTGTCGATTAAGGCTCCCGTTGCTGTCGGCTCGATAGCTGATTATATGGGTATTCCTACTGGCATGAGTTTTTCTTCGTCTAATTCTCCCAGCATTAATATATACCCGTTTAGAGCTTTCGCTTTGATCTGGAATGATTGGTTTCGTGATGAAAACGTTGCGCCGCCTATGTCAATTCAAAAAGGTAGTGCCGCTGCATCAGAGGCGCTCAACGCTAATTCTTGGAGCGTAACTAATTATACGGGTATGCCTCCGAAAGTGGCAAAAGTTCATGATTACTTTACCTCCGCTTTGCCAGAGCCCCAGAAGGGTAACGCTCAACCTATTGCAGGTACTCAGTTGTACCCTGTTATTCCTTTATCCGTCGATGCGGGAAATCTGGTATCTAGTCAGACTAAGGTTGTTGTAGCTGGGCCGTCTACACCTGTATCTACTCCTGTGGCTTTGGCCACCAGTCCTACTTCCTACTTGGCCGCCTCAGCTCCTGCGGCCACTCCGACTAGTACTTTTCTCGGATTTGACAACCTTTTTGCCCGCAATGACCAGGGTATCTCGGTCAATGATCTGCGTTTTTCTGTCCAGCTTCAAAAGCAGTTAGAGCGTGACGCTCGTTCGGGTAGTCGTTATATTGAATATATCCGCGCTGCCTTTGGCGTAGACGCTGGTGATTATCGCCTTCAGCGCCCCGAATTTCTCGGCGGCTCTCGTAATCCTATATCGATTCAACAGGTCCCCCAAACTTCCCAAGGTACGACTGAATCTCCTCTCGCGGAGCTTGGCGCTTACTCGTTATCAATGGGCTCCGCTCGTGCAAAAAAAGGTTTTGTCGAACACGGATTTGTGATTGGTGTTATGTGTATAAGGCAATATCATACCTATCAGCAAGGCTTGGAGCGTTTTTGGCGCCGCAAGAATCGCGTAGATTATTATGATCCTGTCTTTCAATCGATCGGTGAGCAACCTGTTTATCAAAACGAGCTTTACGCTTTATCCGCGAGCGACGCCGTCTTTGGCTATCAGGAGGCTTGGGCGGATCTCCGTTATCGTCCGAACCGTGTCAGCGGCAAAATGCGGTCTACTGTTACGAATAGTCTTGATATTTGGCACTTTGGCGACGAGTATAGCTCGGCCCCCGTCCTTAATCAGGCTTTTATCAATGAAACGCCCCAGTTTATAG